CATAAGAATATTAATATATGTCAATCAAAAAGAAAAAAATTCAAAAAGAAAAAGACGATTTAAATGAAATTATCGCAGATAATAGTTTCAAATCAGCTAAACTGACTATTAAGAATTTTAATTTAACGGATAAGCAAAAAAGTTTTGCTCAAATAGCTTTTGATAAAAATACAAAGATTGTTTTTATTAATGGTCCTGCTGGAAGTTCTAAAACATTTTTAGCTGTTTATTGTGCGCTTCATATGTTAAATATGAATTCAAAGTATGAAATTAAATATATTAGAACAATAGCTGAATCTGGAGAAAGAGGGCTTGGTTCTTTGCCTGGAACTGTAGATGAAAAATTTAATCCATTTATGATGCCTTTATATGATAAGTTGGATGAGCTTCTTCCTATGGCGCAATCAAAATATTTAGAAACTAATGGATTTATTGAAGCACTACCAATTAATTTCTTAAGAGGAGCCACATGGAATGAGAAAATTATTATTGCAGATGAATCTCAAAATTATAGTAGTAAAGAACTTATTACTCTTTTAACTCGTATCGGTGAAAATACAAAAATGTTTATTTGTGGAGATGCTATGCAATCAGATATTGGAAACAAGTCTGGTTTTATTAAAGTTTATGATTTATTTAATTTCATTAATATAATAGTCATGAGTAATATTTACTGTTCAAATTGTGGAACTAAACATGTTTTTGGTTCTAAGTTCTGTACTAATTGTGGAAACTCTTTAGGTGGATTCTCTAATATTAGTAAGCCAAAATTGCAGAATCCAATTCAAACAAGAAATATTTCTAGACAACAAAATTCAGAAGTTGATGAAGATGGAATTCCAACTGTATTTGTTAGACCATCTAAACTTTCATATGAAATAGAAAAACCATCAGGTAATAAATATCTAGGAAAAGATCTATTTAATGCTACTCCAGTAGATCCAAATGAAAGAATCAGTTCTAGACTCAATTCGAATTATAAAAAATTGACAAAAGAAGAATTCTTAAGTCAATCACTTAAAGAATGTAGTTCTAGACCTATTCAGGATATTGATGAATAATAAAAAGAAAAAATTTGAAGACATGTATGATACAATTGATCAAGTAATTAAAAAACGTAAAAATAAGTGGAAGTTAAAAGCGATTACTTGGTTTGATTTTGAAGATATAGAACAAATTATAAAAGTTCATATATATAAAAAGTGGCATTTATGGGATCAAGCGAGAGCTATTGAACCTTGGGTGAATCGTATAGTCACGAATCAAATAAGAAATATAATAAGAAATAATTATACTAGTTTTGCACGACCATGTTTATCTTGTCCATTTAATCAAAATAAAGAAGGAGATTCTGGAGCAGAAATGTCTTGCGGATTCACTACTAATGGGAAGCAGTGCAATGAATGTCCATTATTTGCAAAATGGGAAAAAGTTAAAAAATCAGCTTACGATGTTAAAATAACTGTTAGTTTAGAAAATCATAAAAATTATTTTATGAATTTTGAGTCTGCTATGAGTTATGATTATAAAAATGCAGAAAATAAACTTCATGAATTAATGAGAGCGCATTTAAATGATAAACATTTTTTAATTTATAAAATGTTTTTTATTGATAATTTAACCGACGATCAAGTTGCAAGAATTTTAAAATTTAAAACTACTGAAAAAGGTAGAAAAGCTGGATACAAGCAGATAAAAAATTTAAAAAAAATGTTATATATTAAAGCTCAGGCATTGCTAAAAGAAAACGATATTTTTTCAATTTAATATGTTAACAGACGAGAATAAAGCGTTTTTATTAAAAAAAATTAATGAAGGAACTCAAGATTATGTAGTTTTAGCAAATCTGCTTCATAACCGCGAAGATTTAACTGGCAGATCTAAAGAAGCAAAGCTTATAAGAGATTTTCTAATTACAACTGGTTTTGCTAAAAAGCAAGAAAAACCAAAACCTACACAGACAGTAGAAATATTATCCAAAGAAAATTGTGAATTTATTGATCAAAATATTAAAATAGGAATAACGCCAAGACAAGTTACAGAACTGATATTTCATGAAAAATTTGTAGGTCTTGAAAACTTAAATCTTTTTATTACGGCAGAATACCGTGCCGTTCAAAAATACATAAAAGAAAAATATCCAGATTATTTAGTAGACAATGAATCTGGAGTTGGGGATAAGTATTCAGTACCTCGTTCTATTAAAACAGTAATAAATAAAGCTAATAAGTGGTGCGGTCAAAATATATCTGAAGAAAAGTTGTCCTTGCAGCATAGAAAATGCATGGAAAGATTATTAACTTATTTATCAAGCCCACGTTTTGTTGGTAATTATGATTCTTATAATAGCTCAACAGATAAAGAGTTATTTGAAGCTGAGTTTGTTAGATCTGTATGGGATAAGCCTGACTTAACTATTGATGAAATTAATTTGTATATTAATGTTTGTATGGATTATATTAACTTGCGTCAAATTGATATTAAAAAGAATAAAATAAACGACATGTTTAATGAAACGCAAGACCAGAAAGATTTTACTATGCGTCTCACAGAGGTTCTTAAAACAATCTCTGAGGAATATAATCAATGTGCAAGTCGTATCGATAAGAGTATTCAAAAATTGAACGGTGAACGTTCAAAGAGAGTGGAGCAAACGCATCAAAAGAACGCTTCGATTCTTAATCTTGTAGAGCTTTTTCAAGACGAACAAGAGCGTAAAATGATGATTCAAATTGCCGATATGCAAAAGCGCACAATTAAAGATGAAGCTGATCGTTTAGAAAATATGTCTTCATGGAAAGCTAGAATTTTGGGAATTTCTAAAGAAGATGCTATATGATTCAGTGTAAAATCTGTAGCGAGCCTTTTAATAATGATAAATCTTTTCATGCTCATTTAAAAAAGCATAATCTTTATCAAGCAGAATATTATTGTAAATATTATCCACGACATTCTCTTTATTATCGTCAACAAATACCTTTTAAAAATAAAAGACAGTATTTTCAAATGGAATTTCTAGATTATACTGAGTTTCTTAAATGGGAAAATTCATCAAATCCAGAAATCGTAAAAGCAAAATGTATTGAGATGCTTAAAAAAAGAATAGATGAAAAACAATATCATTTTGCTCCGTTTCATAATGAACTCATAACTCTTGATTTGCCAAGTTTAAATATTTATAAGAAACATTTTAATTCTTATACTGGCGCATGTAAGTTACTAAATATAGAACCATTGTATAATAAAAATTTACCAGACACATTTAATAAAACTAATGTTTCGCATCTTCCTATTCTAGTTGATACAAGAGAACAAGATCCTTTAGAGTTTTCAAAGTCTAAAGTCGAAAAAATATTTGTGGGAGATTATTTAATAGCTGATAAAAAATATTTTACTAATACTTTTGTAGATAGAAAGAGCGAATCTGATTTTCTTGGAACTATGGCTTCTGGAATAGAAAGATTTGAAAGAGAAGTGGTGAAAGCTGTTGAATTAAATTGTTATTTATTTGTCGTGGTAGAAAGCAGTATCAATAGTATATTAATAAACCAAAGAAAATATAATAGGAAAACAAATTTAGAATATGTTTTTCATAATATGCGTACTTTATGTCATAAATATCCAAGGCATATACAGTTTATTTTTACTGGTAGCAGAAATAAATCTTTAGATATTATACCAAAATTACTATATCATGGTAAGTCACTGTGGCAAGTAGATATACAATATTTTTTAGACAATGAGTTGGGAGACAGGCAATCAAGTACCAAGGAAATCGCGTTTAATTTCCAATGAGGAGTTAGCGCAGATACCTGGATACATAGAAGAGCGAGAAGCGAAGTTGTTGTTTTATCAATTTCTTCGCAATAATACTACTTTCGCTACAGATTTGATAACAGGTGTCAAACTTTTTCCTTTTCAACACATGGCTATCAAAGGAATGTTAGAAAGTGATTATTTTTTAGGGGTATGGTCGCGTGGTATGAGTAAATCTTATACTACTGGCATTTATGCTGTACTTGATTCTATTTTAAATCAAGGAGTTGAAACAGGTATATTGTCGCGCTCATTTCGTCAGTCAAAAATGATATTTAAAAAGATTGAAGATATTGCAGCTAAACCTGAAGCCTATCTTCTCAAGCAATGTATTACAAAAGTATCAAAATCTAATGATGAATGGGTGATGGAAATTGGCAAAAGCCGCATTCGCGCATTGCCTTTGGGTGATGGTGAAAAGCTTCGTGGTTTTCGCTTTCATAGAATTATTATTGATGAGTTTTTATTGATGCCAGAGCGCATTTATAACGAAGTAATCGTACCGTTCTTGTCTGTAGTTCAGAATCCCACACAGAGAGAAGAGTTGTATAATCTTGAAACACAATTAATCGCTAAAGGAGAGATGACTGAAGAAGAAAGATACATTTGGCCTAATAATAAATTGATTGCATTGTCTTCAGCATCGTTTAAATTTGAATATTTATATAAGCTTTATGAGCAGTATGAGAATTTAATATTCAATCCTAAAAACAAAGAAAAGACAAAGCGTTGCGTCATGCAGTTTTCTTATGATTGCGCTCCAGTGCAGTTATACGATCAGAATTTGATCAATCAGGCGAAAGCTACAATGAGTGAATCACAATTCTTGCGAGAGTTTGGCGCACAATTTAGTGATGATAGTTCTGGATATTTTAAAATATCTAAAATGGCATTATGCACAGTGCCTGATGGTGAGCTTCCTGCTGTTGAAGTCGTAGGAAATTCTGAAGATGAATATATATTAGCGGTTGATCCTTCTTGGTCAGAAACAGAATCATCTGACGATTTCGCTATTCAAGTTTTAAAAATTAATAAAGAAAAACAAATAAATACACTAGTTCATTCTTATGCTCTTTCTGGATCTTCATTGAAAGATCATATTAAATATTTCTTATATCTACTACAGAACTTTAATATTGTGGCAATTTGTATGGACTATAACGGTGGTGTTCAGTTCATGAATTCTTGTAATGAAAGTGAGTTATTTAAAGATGCTAAAATCAATTTGAAACCAATGGTAACTGAATTTGAGAGACCAGAAGAGTATGCTCAGAACTTATATTCTGCAAAGAGCGAATATAATAAATCAGATTACAAATATGTTTTCTTAAGAAAGCCTACTTCTGGTTGGATACGATTAGCGAATGAAATGTTGCAAGCTAATTTCGATCATCGTCGTACATATTTTGCAAGTCGCGCTATTGATGATAACTTCAGAAGTCAAACTAAAAAGCATATAGGTATAACAGATATAAAATTTTCAAATGCTTTAGATAGTGAAAAAGAAAATGAAGAAGCTAAAATGATTGACTTTGTTGAACATTTATCTGATATGATTTTGCTTACAAAAACAGAATGCGCTCTTATACAAATAACAACATCTGCTCAAGGTATGCAGAACTTCGATCTTCCAGCGAACCTTAAACGTAAGTCTGGACCAGATAAACCTAGAAAAGATAGTTATTCTGCATTAGTATTAGGAAACTGGTTGTGCAAAATTTATTTCGATATGAATAATACTCAAGTTGAAGATATGACTGAAACTTTTGAACCTATGTTTATAGCTTAATATGAATTATAATATTTTAAATGAAATTGATAGTTATGTAGATCTTGGAAAATCAAGATTAAAATTTATTAATAAAATTTATAGTCACTTCGCTTTATTAAATAAACCAATTAATATATTAGAAACTGGTTGTGGGCATTCTCCAACAACTAAAACGTTTGCAAGTATGACTTATATATTTGCTAAAATTATAAAAAATTTAAAAGGCGGTTCTTTACTTACTGTAGATTTAAATGAAGATCATTTAAATAAATGTAAAGAAATAACAAAAGATTTTTCTGATATTATCGATTATAGACTGGGTGATAGCGTAGAAGTACTAAGAAATTTAAATGAAGATTTTATAAAATCATTAGATTTAATAATATTAGATTCATATGATTTATATTTATTCAATCCTAATCCATCTGGAATCCATCATTTGCAAGAATTATTAGCATTGTATAATAGAATTAATAAAAACTGTTTAATAGCGATAGATGATAATTTTTTACCTGGGACTTGGGTGGATTGGATATGGGATGATGGTAGAGTGGAAAGATTTGAAACAAAAGAAAAATTAATTGGTAAAGGAATGTTTTGTGATGATTTTTTAATTAAAAATGATTGGATAAGAGACGATTCAATACTTTGCGCTGGACATAATGTTTTTTTATATAAGCATAAAAGTCACTTTTAAAGTTACAATGTGTAACTATTATTAACATGAGTCGCAAATATAATAAAAGATCAGATTATTGGGATAAATTCTCTAAAGCTCAAGAAGGTCAATCTGAACCTCTCGACGCTCTTTTAAAAGAAAACTCATCAGAGCCTTCTTTGGTTGGTGATCCATTTTATCAACAAGAATCAAAGGCTTCGACTTATGAAAGAGGTGGGGCTGGAGAGTCTACTAATTTGCGAAGAAATTTAGCTTATATAGGACCAAAAATTTATAAATATGGCAATATCAGAGAAGGCTTATTGCCTTTCGAATTTTCAATAAATGGATATAATATCCGCGATGCAATTGAGCTTTGTCAAAAGGCTTATGCTAACGTAGCTATTTTTAGAAACGCAGTAGATATTATGTCTGAATTTGCCAATGCAGAAATATATCTTGAAGGTGGAAGTCAAAAAGCAAAAGATTTTTTTGCAAAATGGATGAAGTATACAAGAATGTGGAATGTCAAAGATCAGTATTTTCGTGAATACTATCGCAGTGGTAACGTTTTCTTTTACAAGATAAACGCTAAGTTTGAAATTGACGATTTTCAAAAGATTTTAGAAACATACGCATCGTATGATGGAGCATCATATAATACAGATATTAAATTATATAATTATCCAACCCCGTATGATGTAAAGAATTTGATTCCCGTTCAGTATATTTTGCTTAATCCATTTTATTTAACAACTAATCATACAAGTTCTTGGAATCAAGTTGTTTATCAAAAAATTCTTTCTGAATATGAATTAGAAAGACTTCGCTCACCAAAAAACGAACATGATAAAATGGTTTTTGATAATTTGGATAATGAGACCAAAGATAAAATTACTAATGGGCAATGGGCAAGAGATGGTCTAAAGATACAAATAAATCCTACAAATATTATATATTCTTTTTATAAGAAGCAGGATTACGAACCTTTTGCTGTACCTTTTGGATTTGCAGTTCTTGATGATATCAATTTCAAAATGGAAATGAAAAAGATTGATCAAGCTATTTGTCGAACAATTGAGAATGTAATTCTATTGATTACTATGGGTACTGAGCCAACGAAGGGCGGTATCAATCATAAAAATATTAAAGCAATGCAAAGTCTTTTGACCAATCAGTCAGTTGGTCGCGTTCTTGTTGCGGACTATACTACTAAAGCTGAATTCGTTATCCCAGACATGAATAAAGTATTGGGATATGAAAAATATAAAGTTGTAAATGAAGATATTAAAGAAGGATTGCAAAATATATTAATTGGATCTGAAAAGTTTGCAAATACAACAGTAAAAGCTCAGGTATTTTTTGAAAGATTAAAAGAAGCTAGAAAAGCTTTCTTGAATGATTTCTTGCAGCCAGAAATGGAATTAATATTCCGTAATCTAGGATTTAAAGGTAAATGTCCTATTGCTAAATTTGAGGAAGTATCCATTAAAGATGAAACTCAATTTAATCGCGTGGTCACGCGCATGATGGAGCTTGGTATATTACCGCCTGAAGAAGGTCTACGAGTTATTGAAACAGGTATTTATCCAACTCAAGAAGAATTGGGTGCTGCTCAGGCTAAATTTGTAGAAGAAAGAAAGAAGGGATTTTATAATCCAATTGTTGGTGGCGTTCCTGTTATTCCTCCACCAATGCCTGAAGTTTCAGGAGTCAAACCTCCAATTAAAAAGACTACCACTCCAAATGAAAGGGGTCGTCCAATTGGATCAAAAGCAACTGTTTACGCTAAAGATGCAATTGCTAAAGTAATGGATAAAACAAAAGATTTATATTCTATTATTGAAGCTGGTTTAAAAAAGAAATATTCTAAAAAATCTTTAAATGCTGAACAAAAGAAACTAGCACAAGGAATTTCTGAAGCAATTATAATTGGATCTGAATCAGAAAATTGGATCTCTACCGCTACAGATGTTTTGAATAACACTGATAAATTAGACAAGCTAAGTATACTTAATGAAGTGCAAACAACTGCAAGCGAACATGATTTAGATACATATGCAGCAGCACTTTTATATCACAGTACTAAATATTCTGTGTAAAATCTAATATTATGTTTCTTTATAGAACTAAATTTGACAATATAGTTACAGCTTCATTGAATTTTGATAATAATGTTTTATTGTCTCAAGCTTCATTAGATTCTCTTAAGTCAATTATACCTTCTTCAGTTAATTTAGAAAAGAATGTCGATTTAGTCGGCGCTGCATTTAATGCCGCTGTTGTTAATCGTTTTAATAAGAATGGTGACGGTATTGATACAAACACAGCTATTGCATTTAAAAAATATTTTATACATAAGCCAACAAATATTGAACACAAAAAGCAAAGAGTAGTTGGTCACATTGTTAATTCAGCATTTTCTTCTTATAGGGAAAATAAAATTTTATCTGATGACGATGTAAGAGGCACTCTTAGTCCATTTAATATTGCTTTGGCGGCTGTTGTATATAAAACAGTTGATCGTCAATTTGCTGATGCGCTTATGGATTCTAACGATCCACAATCAGCATTGTTTGAAAAAATTAGTGCTAGTTGGGAGATTGGATTTAACGAATATTATGTTGCAGTTGGAAGTTTAGATTTGAAACAAGCTGAAATCATTACAAAAAAAGAACAAATAGAAGAGTTTAAGAAATATTTAAAAGGCTTTGATGGTTCTGGTTTTATGAATGATGGTACTCCAGTATATCGTTTAGTTACTGGTCGTATTTATCCTTTAGGTATTGGCTTTACTACTAATCCTGCTGCTGATGTTCAAGGAGTTGTAATTGACGATGGAACATCTGCTATGGAAACCGAAGATGAAGATAAAAATGAAGATGAAAACGAGATGGAAGAAATGGAAACTGAAGAAGCTGAGTCTTACGAAGTAAATTCTATAGAATTACTTAATTTGAATAATAAAATATTTTCACAAACAGAAAAACAACCTGTAAATATTACCAAAACTAAAATTATGGATTTAGAACAAATACTATCTGCATTAAAAACAGTTCTCGCTGAAAAGCAAGATACTGCAAAGTTTAGTGAAGAAGCTGTAGCTTCTATTTCAGCTAAAATCGCTGAAAGCATTAAACTAAAGAACGAAGAAATCAAGCTAGAAATCGAAAAGGCTGAAGTCGCTAAGGCTGAAGCTATCGCTCAAGCTGAACAATTCAAGAAGGATCTTGAAGAAAATAACAAGAAGCTTTCTGAGACTGCTGCCAAGCTCGCAGAACTCGAAAGCACAATTTCTGCTCAAGCTGCTCAAGAACTTTATAGTTCAAGAATGAGTTCATTAGATAATGATTACGATCTTGATGAAGTTGATCGTCAATTTCTAGCTAAAGAAGTATCTGCTTTGGCTAACACAGAAGAAGCTTTCGCTTCTTATAAAGAAAAGCTCGCTGTTCTTTTTAGACATAAGAGCAAAGCTTCAAAGCAAGATCAAGATAAGATTTTCCAAGAACGTCTAGAAGCCGAATTGGCTAAGAGAATGGGACAAGCAAAGACTCAACAAACTGAAGTTGTCGAAAAGACAGTTGAAGTTGAAACAGCTTTGGCTAACGCCAAACGCGAAGAGCCAGCTATACCCACTCAGTCAGTTTCTCCTTCAGATTCAAAAACTTCTTGGAAAGAAAGACTAGGTAAGGCTTTCAGCAAAGAAAATATAACCGTTAAATTTTAAAATATATGTCACTAAGATTATATCCATTCAGACAATATAGCGACGTTGATGTTATCAACATGTTCGCTAGCGACACTGTTGATGCCACCCCATCTACAAATGGCAATGGTTCAGCTGGTGTTTTCGTTAAGGTATCTGCTGGTAATTTGGATCTAGATCCAATTCAATACACAGCTACCGATATCACAAATACATTGGGTAAAGCAGATTATCCTTTCTTGGGTGCTGTTCAATATCCCGCTGTACCTTTGAGATTCACTGCCGCCACTGCTGGTGAACCAGTTCTTGGCCTAACTTTGAATCAAACTCTCGCCGCTGATGAAAATGGCGAAAGACTACTTTATAATCCTGTAAAGAGAGCTGAATTGCAAGCTGTTCTTACTGGACAAGCTGTTCCTGTAGCTACTCGCGGTATCTTTACATTGGCGGACACAGCTATTGACTGGGTTGACGCTAATATGGTTGTTAATAGCCATCTTGTTATCTCAGCTAATGCTGGTAAAGTTTCTGGCCTATTGGCTAGTGCTGTATCCCCAATCACTGGAACCACAAGTATCATTGGCCGTATTCTCGGCACTGGTCAACGTGTTTCTCAGAATGGTAAGAGTGATTATTTTGCCGGTACTACTACTGGTAAATATGCTCTCGTTCAGTTCGACTGCACCACATCTTACGTTGTCTAATCTATTTAACTATCAAATAATATGAAAATCGTTTTAAAGAGAACAGATGAACAAGTTGAGCTAATCAAAGCTCTAGCCTCCAAAAACCGTGAAGTAGCCTTCGACGCTCAAGTAGCTTTGGCTGAATTCATTGGACCAGTTTTGGCTGAAGTTATTAATAACGCTCCAACTATTTCAAATTTGTTCACTAGTCTTCAATTCAATGCTGAAGATAATCCCTCAATTCCTCTAGATCTCTATTATGATATCTTCGATGAGGACTATATCAAGGTTTATAGCCAAAGTGTAGCTGGTGGTCTTCCTCAGAACGTAGTACAACCTTTAGCTTCTGAGCTAAAGATCGCTACTTATCGTCTAGATAGCGCTATCGCTTTCGATAAGAAGTACGCTGCTAAGAGCCGCTTGGACGTAGTTAGCAAGTCTTTCACTCGTATTGCTCAAGAAGTCATGCTCAAGCAAGAAAGAACTTCTGCTAATCTCGTAATGACTGCTCTAGCTCAAGCTTCTACAGGTAATGATAGTACTGCTGCTAATAACTATCATACTTTCCGTTCTGCTGCTGCTGGACGTTTCGTTCTTAACGACTTGAACAAGTTGTTCACTAAGATTAAGCGTATCAACGCTTCATTCGTTGGTGGAACTCCTTCTGGCGCTCGTAGAGGTCTAACTGATCTTATCGTTTCTCCAGAAATTGTTGAAGAAATTCGTGGTATGGCTTATAACCCCATTAACACTAAAATTGCTCCAGTAGTTGCTGCTAGTACAAGTAATACTGCTGGTAATGCTCCTGTTGTAGCTACAGATGCAATTCGTGATCAAATCTTTAATCAAGCTGGTCTACCTGAATTCTATGGTGTTAGCATCATGGAAATTCTAGAGTTAGGTATTGGTAAGAAGTTTAACACTATCTTCGATACTGTCGCTGGCGCTACAGCTTACGCTGATCACTATAGCATCAATGCTTACAGTGGTACTGCTACAGCTTTCGATGGAGCTACTGAAGAAATCATCGTTGGTCTCGACAGAAGTCGCGATTCTCTAGTTCGCGCCGTTGCTGTTGATGCTGACAGTGGTTCTGAATTCAACCTCGTCGCTGATGATCAATATACACTTCGTCAGGGTAAGATCGGTTACTATGGTGCTTTGGAAGAGGGCCGTATGGTTCTCGACAATCGCGCTCTAGTTGGATTGATTGTCTAATATAATAGTTCGTTCGTCATAAATTAGGCGTTATCCGAAAGGGTAACG